TATCCTAGATATCTTATGAGTAAAGATCCAGATGAGATGATTACAGCATTATTAGCAGCAATGACGCAACGTAATATCATTCTTTATATTCCAAAAGATGATTTTGATGTATTTGGAATGATACTGTTAGATCATCTGTATTTTGTTTATGGAGTTACTTGCAATTACTTGAGTGCACAATTTTCCATAGACTCTTCAAAGATTCCATTCATCATGAGTAAATTCTATATGATTGATGTAATGGACGCAAATGAATATCTCAACAGTTATCCAGCGAATGCATTACTTCCAGAGTTTGTTATTAATAAGCTTGCTCAGGAAGTTCATCCATTTAATTATCCAGCAACATATGTTGAATATGCTAACTATTTTAATAGTATCGTGGCATCTAAGAGACAGAACCAGCAGTTGCATAATATGATAAGCGTCATAAGAGGAGATAAGAAATGATTGTATTTATGGATAATCCAAATCTTATTCCGTATTTGCAATCCAGATTTCAGAAACGTAACGTTGCAATATTCAATCTGTCGTCTCTGTATAGCGGATATATAGATGCGACAGATTTGATTACAAAAATATCTCCAATTAACAACACAGGATTACCAATGCCAGAATTCGTAAACTCTATCCAATTTGATATTCAGTATATGAATTCAATTATAAATACTCCTGAACTGTTTTATCAGCTTATCAGGATTGTGGATATTAGTTACGAAGGAAATATTGTAATTGTATTGGTACAGAGAGATCCATATCGTGATGCGGTAATGGAATCTTTGATTAAACTGATACAGCAACGATACGGATACAACTGTTGGATTATTGAAGATCAATATGATTTGGATTGTATTATGGAATCTACATTTACACCAATGGGTTTAATGACTCTTGATCAGGATATTAAATTATATGATGACCTCTACAAAAAGGGATTAGCAGGACCGATTTTAAATACTGGTGTTAATGTAGAATAATAATAGAGGGAGCTATTATGCTCCCTCTTATATTTTTTATTCTGCACATACTCCTCAGGTGTTAACTGGGGTAAAATACTTAAAAATGAGGAATTTATGGAATTCATCAATATTATATTGGTCAGTTCCAAGATTTCCTCAAATTTGATGATTTTTGAGAATTCACCAGTAATATATGGTCAATTCTCTAATTTCTTCAAAATTAGCACTTTTTTCAATTTGTATCAAGTTATGCACACACTCTACACCTAAGGAGTCTGCGATTTTTTCATAATTTTAACGAATTTGAGACATAGTAGTAAAACTAAAGGAGGTAAAAATAGATGTTAACACAATTAGATCTTGATGAAATTATGCAGTCTATTCAGGCTGGAAAAGATACATACTTATATTACGTTGCTCATAAGATTGAAGCTAGAAGTGGTTTCTTACAAGAGCATAAATATAAATCCGTAAGTGATTTTAAAGTAATAAAAGTGAAAGTAACAGACGTACAGAATGCATACTTTGAGTATTTAGATTATAAAAAGAATCCAAAGAATTATCATGTTGAAGAAGAGTTGGAATACTATGATCCGGTGACAGAATATAAGCACTATTATACGGTGAAGAATGGTTCTGATAAATATACTAAGGATTTAAATCCACGTATTCCTTCGATTATTTATGGATATCGTCGAAAAGTTTATGTGAATAATGAATTAAAGCAGGATTATGCAGATCCATCTCCGGTAAAAGAGGTTTATACAAATAGCCCGTCATATGGTAGTCTTACCGGAAGTAGTTTAAACTCTGCTTTATCTAATCATAAGCTCGATTGGAAATATATGACATTATCTAATAAACAGATTGTCGATGGTATTGAGTATAAATACTTAACATCTGATTGGTATATTCTTACACTGGATAATTTTCCAACAGTAGAAAAACCATTAGTGAACGTTGATCAGTATAGCTCATACTTTAGAACTCTTACTGAAGCATTCTATTATATTGATCAATTAATAGCTTAAAATTCTAAGAAAGGGGCGATAACATATTATGATTTCTGTTGTATGTCCTTATTGCGGATCTTCCGAATGCATTTTATTTGATCCATGTATGGATAAATTAATTCGTGATGGGAAGACAAAGTATACATGCAAACACTGCGGAAAACTATTTATTATTAATTTTGGCACTGACAAGATTGAAACTAAGGAGGTTGAAGTAGGTAATGAAAGCGATTGTAGCTGTAGATAAGGATTGGGGAATTGGGAAAGAAGGCAAACTTCTTTTCCGTATTCCAGAAGATATGGAATTCTTTAAAGAAATGACAACCAATAGAGTAGTTCTTATGGGGCGAGTAACATGGGATTCATTAAATCATATCCCATTACCAGATAGAACAAATCTAGTCCTCACTAATAAGAGAACGTTTGTAGCAGATGGGGTAAATTGTTATATCGGAAATGAAGAATACATTAATGATATAATTAGAAATCATTATGATATGGAAGATGCATTTGTTATCGGCGGACAGACGATTTATGAGAAATATCTGTATTCGTGTAGCGAAATCTTTGTTACAAGATATGAGAAGCGTTATGATGCGGATACATTCTTCCCTAATCTTGAAAAAGAAAAAATATTTGAAATGAAAGAAGTTATCAAAGAAGGAATCTTTGAAGGTCAAAAATACCAAATTACTAGATGGGTAAACACAAAATTAATCTAGTATTAAGCAGGAGGTGAGAAGACAAATGTTGTATGACCGAACAAATTATACTGCTGACATATCATACTTGACAAATGTCTTTATTACCGAATATGATATATCAAAATGTAACATCAACGTCCTATATAAATATGGCGTTATTGATGAGAAAACGTATAATTATCTTTACAAATCAGAACGTATGGTAAGACAAGTATACGTTGGAAAATTACAAAAAGAAAGTACTGAAGTAACCAAGATATTAAAACAAGAATCATAGAATCAAAGAAGTTATTATTTGAAGCGAATAATCTTCAAGATAGAGATGTCTTATCAATTAAAAATGATGCAGTGTTTGTAATCAATAAGCAATTACAGAATCGTAAATTTGGATTAATTGAGTTCATGCCGAAAGGATTGTATACTTCATTCTATAAACTAAGAGGATTAGAAGCATATTATTACTATAATAATATGAATAAGGATGAGTATATAGACATTAAAGGCATTTCAGATACAAAGTTGGTTTTACATGAAAACTATTTCTTACAATTATTGAAAGATATCTTTTATTCGATTCAGATAAATGGTCCTGAAATTTCATTAAGAATGCTAAAAGATGCATATATAGAATATATCTCATATAAAATGCCAGTTGAATATTATCGTAAGTTCGACGCAGATTCAGCTTATCATTTAAAATTCAGAAGTTCTATTGGAACAGGATTTGGTTATGAGAATATTACACAGGATATGCTACCGGATGTAGATATCACATATAATGCAGCATTGTTAATGGAGTTACAAAAAATAATTATATCTATCTATTTTAATAAAAATAAATAGAATGGCTGTGGGATTTCTCCCACAGCCTATAATTTTGCATTTATGATTCTTTTTTATCATGCTCCATGTTATATGAAAGAACGTAATCAACCACAGTCATATAAATATGTTTTCCTAAGAATGCTCCTATATAGTCTTCATCATAGATGAATGTAAGCTGTGTAAGAAGCACTTTAGATAATCTCTTTGGCACTTCTTCTGTAAGATGCTCTACCATTGTATCTTCTAATTTTGAATTGATATAGAATACATTCTGAGGATTTATATATAAGATAACGTATTCACTTAATGCTTCGCTAATAATATAATCAAGATGTTTTATAATTTCATCTTCGTCATATTTTGTATCGCGTATCATGGTATCTACGGTTACACTGTTCTTTGCTCGTAAATAAGAAATTAATTTATTAACGGTATTATAAACAAGTATCATTGCTATAACAATTAGCACGTAAGTTAAAATAAGATTTACTGTCTGCATTTTCATAGTTCCATACCTCACTTTATTTTTATTAATAAAATGTGGTATGGATTAAATCATACTTGCTGATACATTGTCCAACTAAGAATATCGTCTCTACCCTTAACCATTTCTGGAGTGAAAGAACCTCCATATTGTTCTTCCTGCTTTAATTGCAAAAGCATATTGTAAGCGATATCTAAAGTAATACCGTCTAAATATCGAGAGATAAATTCAAATCCATCTCCAGCACATTGTTTTAATGAAATGAAATCTGCTGGATTTGCATGATGAACCTGATGCTGTGTTTTGGATAACATAATAACAGATAACCAATTATTTCTATGAGCTTGTACTAATTGGTCAATGACTTCAAATGTTGTTACGCATCCTTTGGTATTTAATGAATGCTCTGTCAGCATAATTGTAGCTTGCTTTAATGTGGGGAAATGATGATGTAATTCAATATCAGCCATATCTGCATTAATACCAGCTTGATGAGCATCTCTATTAAGTCCCATTCTCATAAGAGATGATTTATAGTCTTTATAAAATGGTAAAGAATAAAACGTACTTGTGCATTTGTATACAAATTTAAGATATATGTCGGTATCCAATAACGTATCTCTTGTTTGTGCCAACCATATAGCGTTTGGTTGTCCGGGATTACATATTACAGGATTATTTTGCATTGTTATCATATTAATACCTCCTTATCTAGTTATTTTAATGTTTTACGATGTTCTTTACATCATAGTAATACAAATAAAGTCATACGGTGATATGAATTTTAAAATAAAACTAAATAAAAGGAATTAATGATTTAACAATGGCTGATTTATATTTATGCGAAATTGAAAGCCGCTCATTATATGAATTCTTTCGGATAATGAAAATGGTTCAATATGACGAAATGACTGTATTACTTACCGTGTCACTTGATAAGAAGTATATTGCTTTTATTTATTGTGGCTGCCTAATTGAATTATTAGAATCATTGGATGATTTTGTAATTGATATTATGGAGATAAAAGCAATACTCAGGAAGGAGATTAATATGATAACAGAACAACTTAAAGATGAAAATGGAAATGTAAGATACGAAGAACATGATGATGGGTATAGAGAGTATGATCAGTACGATAGTGATAAACTGATTCGATCAGAACAGCACTATCCAAATGGTATTGTTGAAGTAGAACATTTTGCGAGGATGCGTCATTAAAGGGTAAGAGCTTTATTGCTCTTACCTTAGAATTTTGGCTTTCGCACATATTAGTAATCTAAGTAAAGGAGGCTTAAGTAATGATAACTCCAACCAAAACATATACAGATAACCCATTTGTGGATAATGTCGTGTATTATGCAAAGTTGTTAGGAATAAACTCTGTCGTAAAAGATGAAGATGAAGCATTAGAAAATGAGACACCGGAATCTCTTTATGATGGAGACGTTCTGATTGCTTGTGTTGAAGGAACTTCTACTTATGAATTATTTAAGTCTATACCTAAAGAAATTCTGGAGAAGTATATACAGTCTGTTAGCAATCTTGATATGTATGTAAACAATCCAAGCACTCTTCAGGTATATTTAAATTCATTGAGCAAGTATGATAGAACAAAACTCTTGAATAAGATATCTGCACTTGCTAGAACAATCTATATTGATCATTATGATGTTATGATGAGTTATATAGAATCTCTAGATCCAGATTGGATTACAAAGAAGAAAGCATTATACGATTCTTGTATTGCTGGTTCTGCTACATATCTTGATTTATTTGAAGAATTGCCAAAAGAAACAATAGAGAGAATCTTTCGTTGGTATATCAATAATTACGACGATACGGATTTATCCACGCTTTCTAGTTCTTTAGATGAATTTAAGAAATATGTTGAAAAACGTACAGATGCCGGAATCAAAGAAGAGTTAGCAAATGTATCCAAAGCAATGCGTGGGGTATTTTCAAGCCATTATGAAATGATGGTAGAACGTGGATATGTCAGAGAGGATCATCAAGAATGGCTTGGGTATGTAAACTATACAGAAACGTATCAGAGATGTATGGATGGTACATGTACATATCAAGAATTATATGCGTTATTTCCAAAAGAATCCTTATTGGATTCTTTAAATACATGTATCGGTAAAGCCACTGTTGCTAAGTATGATCTTACTAACGGGTTATATCTGCTTGAAGATTATTTTTCAAACCATTCAAACAACTCTTTAGCAGAACAGAATGCATTGACAAGAAATATGATTGCAAAATATCTTAGTAATTACGGTACTTATGTGAATTTCGATATTTACAATAAGTGTATTGATGAATTGCTGGATTATTTTGATCTTGTCAATTATATTCCAAAAGAAACATTGAAGATTATCTTAAATACTGAGATTGATGAAGTAACCAATCTTGACGTATATGAAGATTCAAAAGAAGTTTTAAATCAATATCTTAGTTCTTTACCGTTAGCCCAACGGAATGAGATTAAGGAAGCAATTAATATTGATATGAGAGCATGGTATCCAGATCATCATGTAGAGAAAAACAACTATTATCGATCATTCATTGGATTACCTCCAATGAATTCAAGTGGTTATATCTATGAGGATACGTTGGTTCATACATATGATGAAAATACAGGAACGTATACAGAATTTGGCACTAGATTCACCAGCCAAGTTCCGGCAAATACATATCCTGAGGTTCATTGGAAACAGCCATTATATCTGTTTGATGCGTACGATCTTGCTATATTGAAAGAAGCTGGAATATTGGATGATTATATTGCAGCATGTGGATCTACATTTAGCTCTACAAGATATCGTTATCTTAAATTCTTAGCGGATGAAAAGCTTGATTTGTATACATGCCGTAGAGCATTACGATTTCAATTGATTGGAGTTCCAACAATTGATGATACGTATATAAGAAAGAAATTTGTTGATGCTTATGCAGTAAACCGTGATTATGTAATCCGTACAGTATACTCTGAAGCATACAAATTCCAATCTGATTACTATAACAAATTCATCATCATGTTTATCATCATAAATGCGATGACAGATATGCTTGTGGATATTCCTGATATGATTATCAATCGAGAAGTATTTGACTCAAGATGTATTAAATACTTATTTGAATCGTTTGGTATTCCATTTTATTCAGAGATTCCAGTAAAATATCTAAAAGCAATGTTGAAGAATCTGAATATTCTGATTAAGTATAAATCCAGTACGAAGAACATGATTGATATCTGTTCTTTATTTGGATTCTCTGACGTTCGAGTATTCGGCTACTATCTATTCAGACAGCGAAATATAGATAGCAATACTGGAGAGTATACTCTTGACGAGGATAATAGTATTTCCTATGATTTAGATAAGTTATATGTACGTGATACAAATGGCACTATCTTAGATTATAGCGGAATACGATATACAAAACTTACAGAATACAGAAATTATAGCGAAGAAAAATATACAAAAGTAATTCATGTTACAGATGACAAAGGTGTTGTGACTGAAAAACGGATTATTAACAACGAAATGGATGTATACTTAAGAGATGAAAAGTATGATGAATTCATTCCATTAAAGGATGCTGATTATTTTAAGAGTATTAAAGCAGATACAGAACCAGCAACGTTAAAATTCATTAAAGTACCAATTGATGAATCATTAACAGATTACAAAAATGATCCGGATTATATCATAAATTACGATGAAATTGTATATCAAGATGAGGGAGATACGTGGGATGGAGGTCTTGATCATGAACAACTCAGACAAGATTTACTTGACTATGAATTTAATGCAGTAAAGACAAAATATGTTTCTGTAGAGACTGTTACAGAGATGACAGAAATGGCATTCCAAGTATCATATTTCTACAATATGCTCTTTGATAATTTATATTCAGAAGAAGCACTTACTGTTGAGATTCCGTATATCAAGTTAGGGCATCAATTTAAATTTATGGATGTTGTGTGTTATCTTTTTGCTCTTATGTATTTCTACAATGGATTGGAAGATAATATCATGTACTCTCCAACGCAGATTTTATATGTAAAAGGATACAATTTTGATACCGATTTAAATACAGTATTGCAAGATGCTACTGCATTCCAGCAGACGGATCCTACATACGGAACTGCATTACAGGATTATGAAAAATACAATATCTTTGATATCAATGATAGAATTAGTGAAGACAATTATGATTACCGTGAAGCATTCGATAGCTATCGAATTAAATCATTTAATCTTGAGGTAGATATTGATGCTCTTGAAGTATGGTTAAATACAGAATATCAGATGTCTTTGGACGATTTTGTTGTAGATGATTCATTAACAACGTTCGATCAGGTTATTACATTAAAGAGTTTCTTCTCTTTAAATAACTCGTATTACCAGAAGAGCATCTTCAAGAATGCATTGTTGCCATTGCCATACAATCAGGATATCAAATATGCATTTGATTATGATTTATACAAAAAATCACAAACTCGTGATATTGATGGTAATGTGCATTATTATATTCAAGAGAAATCTGGAAATCAATATTATTATATCGAAGTCATAAATAATACAGATGATGAAGTCTATATTTGCGATAATGATAAATACATTGATTTTGATACAGAAACACACGCTCTGTATATATTGTACAAACGAAACGATAATGGAGCATATATATGCTCTGATTATAATTATTACAAATGTATCAACGGTGTATATTCTCCAATACTTTCTGGGGAAATCGGCATTATCAATAAAGATGGACTTTATATATTTGCTACAGATAAGTATTATACAAAAGAAGATGATGGTACTTATCAAGAGATTACAGATGAACGGTTCTTCTCTGTAGATCCGTATGATTCATCTAAGAAGATATTAAACTTCGGTACATATTACATTAAGCAGAATGGTCAATGGATTTTAGATCCTACAAATGCTTATATCAAAGTAACAAAGAACGGAACGACATACTACGTTCTTCTCTCTAGTGCCGGAGATTATTCCAATGCTACAGTATCAGAAGAAGATTGTTATGTTCTTCACTCTGATGGTCACTTTGTTAAACTTACAGAGACTGACTATTATATTCGTACGCATAATGGTACGGGAGAATCAGAAGAGTTTGTGTTTAATGAAGAAGACTGCTATGTCATTACAGACAGTGTTACAGAATACTATGATGCTTCGGTATCTCCGAGAGTATATTATGAGAAATTATCTGACTACTATTCAGAGAACAACTGGGTTGTATACAAAGACGAATGCTATGTAAAAGATTCAGCCGGTAATTATATACCAGAATCTAATTTGTTAAATCCAAACAATTGTTATTACATTGCTACGGGAGATAAGTACGATCTTGTGGTTAATGCACTCGGAGAATATAAATCATACAAATTAAAGTCTGATCTAGAGTATATTTTAATACTCCAAGAATCAAACGACTATTCTCGTTTTAAATTAAGCGGAAACAATTATGTACTTGCCTCAGATACGTCAAAACGGTACATTCTGGACAGTGATTCAGATTATGTTATCGTATTATACCAAAATGCTTTGTATGATAATACAGAATTGATGATTGTTGTATTCAATAAAGAAATTACATACGAAAGTAGTAAGGTTATACAAACAGATGAGTACAATCCTTCTAATACTGATGGTGTTTGGGATGAGAATGACTGGTTTTATCAAGAACCTGGATCAGATCCAGATAACAGCATTGGTATGAATGGAGAAAACAAATGGTATTACCGAAAGCCTGGAAGCGGAGAATCTGTTACCACGGAAGAAAAAGAAACTGCTCTTGTTGGTTCTGGTTATTATATAGAATCTACAGCATATATCGGTAATGTAAAATTAGTCAAGGGTGAGAAATACTATATGGCTTTTGACTTTGAAACAAACTTTACCGGAAGAATTCAAATCTATAATGATGCAGATTCCGAGTGTACGGATTTATCATCAAGAGTTTATGAAGTATCAGCCGGAGTAAGACAGCATTTGTCTCAAGTATTCATTGCAAATGAAAATGAAACACCAAGCATTAAATTCTTAATTTATGATTTTGAAGATTATCCTATCAAGTGCGGAGATTATATTGCTATTTCAGATATTAGATTTGTGAAAGCACATGCAGATAATTTTGTAGCACAGGATATTCCTTCATATGATAAATTACAGCAGCTTTATAAAACAAATGAAGCCATCTATAAGTATCTTGTATCTCTTATGGCAAATTGTTCTGATTATAAAACGTATGAGATATATAAGAAGCTCTATGATGCTTTAATGACTTCTAAGTATAATAAAGAAGCATTCAAAACTGGTGATAAAGAATATGCAAAGACGTATACTGATTTCTTGAAGAATAGAGATGTTGTACTCTATGAACAATTGGTATATTTTAAATCATTGGACGAAGATGCAATGCATAAGCAGGTTGCAGATCAAATCATTGAAGTAACGTATGCAATCGATGACTGTGTTGATACGTACTCATATGGTTATCTGTATTCATATTTTCCGGCTGTTAGTGCAAACTATATTCAGCAGTATATTTCAAAGATTATTAATTTCTTTAAGTCATGGAAAGTACATCTTTTAGGAATTAATACTGTATATAAATTTGATGATCCATTAGAGAATACGATTAAGATTCTCGAACAGCAGGATTTCCGTATTCGAAGAAATGGAGTTGTTGGAGACGTTCATATTCATGATTCAGTGAAGATTAATCCATTGGATTCTACCGATGTTAGCGGAACATCATATACAGATATCTTCCCAGATATGGAAGATCTCGTTACAAATGAGTATGCTGATACTGTTGGGATACGTGATAGCGTAAGAATCATTGCCCGTGAAGCAAACAAAGTTGTTATTACTGATGACTTTGAGAATATGCATGTTGTATTAAATGATGATAGTATTGATGTTAAGAATGACGACGGAAATATTGTTATTTCTAGCGGAGATGCTGGATTTAGTACAGAGAATACAAATGAGCTTATTATGACTACAGACGAGACAGATGAGCAAGCATTTGTATCACAAAGAATTCATGAGATAAATCTTGATTCTTTAGATATTAATGGAGAGGAGTAAATTTTAAAATGGAAAAATTATTATATTTAAAAGACAGTGTAAGACCGCAGCTCAAAGAAGAAGATTTAAATAATTGGACGTTTAGAGCGGAACGTATTGCATCAAAAGTTGAGTTTTTTAATGATGCTACGGGAGAGCGTATCTGGGAGCCATTACATAATCGTACTGTTATTGCTGGTTCTGCATTAACAGCAATGAAGCTGTTTAGTCTTGACCGAAACGTATTAGACAATACACCAACATACGATACTACATTGAAGCTTGATAATGGAGCAGATGGAACTACATATCCGACATCTGTTATTAAAGATGCAAGCGGTAATGTTGTAGGATCTGTTCAGGATGAAACTCAGAGAGTTATTCTTGGATTCTGTGTAGGTCAGGGTGGGGCAGGATTGGATATTTCAGATGTATTTGAAGTACCATACTGCAGTTGGATTACACCAGATAATCTGGTACCATTCCGTTATCCTCTCCAGTCTGCAGATGATGTGGATGAATCTATGTATAAGGGTAAGAAAGCATTATCTCTGGCTAATGGACAGTCTAGAAATGCGTACTACTTCAAAGCATTCTCCAATACACCAAACCTTGTACAGAGTTATGTATCTACAATTGGATCATTCTCTGACTCTGTATCTGCAGCATCTGTATATGATAATGATACGTATGCAGACAAAGCAAAATCTTATGTAGAGCTTCATTTGAAGATTACAAAAGATGACTGTAGAGAATTCTTTATCACTCATAAGGGTATTGAGAATGCAAAGATTAATCAGATTTCTCTTGTATATGGATGGGAGAAAACAGTAGAAGTAACTAAGCTTGATAGTTTAGGAAATATGAAAACTGGAAAGTATGAGTATTTCCAGGACATTAGACCATTCTCACTGTTAAACATCCCGAATGAGATTATTAGTGATTTGGATAAATCATTATCAATTGTATACACGCTGATGTTTTGATAAGAATACACCCATGGGAAATTCCCATGGGTGTTGCTTATTTATACAAAATACATTTTCACTGTGTCTGCTACCGTATATGGAGTATCCATACTCATCTTATAAGTATTACTACTTAATGTAAAACAACTGGTGATATCTTGACCAGTACTTTCAGATATTGCTCGTAATAAAGTCTTTCCATCTGGTTTAGATATTGTTACGGATGATGATCCTACGGGGATATCAAGACGAGAAACAACAACTTTCGTTACATTCGTATCTTTAAGAACGTATGTTGGAAGCAGCATAACCAACCTGCTAATCACTTCTTTTAATTTTGTACCTGCAGAGAATAATGTCCTCTGTGTAGTTCCATGCTCGATTGTATTGGTTACATCTTTACCAAATTTCAATCTAGACACAAAATCATATACTGTTTCACGTTCGGTAATCTTATCTAATTCATGATTAAATCCATTTGTAGTTGCCAAAATAATTCACCTCCTTAGACAGCAGATATTGTTTCAAACACAATACGCTCACCCTCTTCAGTACGTACGTATAATGTAATCTCTTCTGTTTTCTCATTCATAGAATAATCAAGATCTTGGAACAATCTCACGCCGTTACGATATACATGGATCAAATCTCCAGTGTTATAACTCAAAGTACTATAAGAAATAACCGTCTCCTGATCGGTGCATGTATAAATGTATCTAGACGAAGATACGGTGCTTCCACTTGAGATTAAATAAAATGCTTTATTTTTTGCTACCCATAACAGTTTAATATTTTTATTTGCAGCGAATCCTCTAGATAAAGCCGTTCCATCTGGATTATAAATTTTTAATCCCGTCAACGTTCCTGTATAACTACTGGAAGTAATATTTGCAGTGATGGTTGTTGTAGAGGATTTACTTGATTTAGTTAAAATGGAGAAAAAGCATGTGTCTTCTGTGCTAAAATTCTTTGGCACGTCGATAATAATTTTATCCTGTGTACTATTTGTATCAATTGCCCATACAGCAGAATCTGTATTTTCTGTAGATTTTGCAACAAACTGTTCATAGAGATTATAAACAGCCTTTGATGTAGCAACTGATGTAGAATCTGGAAGCATATAAGAATCGGATGTTTTCTCAAGCTTAATAGTAGCAACACTTGCATTTGCAATATTAGATCCTGCCATGTATTCATACTTACCATCACTCTTTGCGAGAGCATTATACATGAAAAAGATATCAATTCTTCTTCCATACTCAATTGTCTCTGATAAGAATGTAAGAGTCGCTTTGGTATAGTTTCCATCTGAATCTGTTTGATTAATAATCTGATATCTTGTCTTATCTACATATGTAGTTCCAACACGAATTTCAACAAAATCAGAGTAATTCTCAAATGGATATTCAAATTCAAACGTAGATTGGTTATCACTTGTGCAATAAATATAATCCATTGCAAATCCAAGACGAGTCATATCATCAAGACGTTCCTGAATAGAAACTCCAGACTTATCAAATACATTATCTGTTAATGTTACTGGGAGAAGATATGTACCATCTGTATTCTGAAGCAATACACTCTTTGTATTTGGATCAAATATCCTTTCAGCATCTCTATCATATTTAAATCCATTATCGTTATTTGGATATGCAAACCTCTTATAAATGAAATTAATTAAGTCCTGTAATGAAGTCGGATCTTTAATACCTTCGATGGTAATCTGGAACTGATTTGCATTTATTTTTGCGTTAGGAATAACTTCATTTATGATAACACTTGTTAAATCAATATACTTTGTTTTATCCGAATGATGTACGATGTACATATGATACGTTCCATTTTCGCCGAAATCGATCATAAATTCATCGCATACTGCAAGATCTCTATTTTCATATGGCAATGGTCGCAATGGAATTCTACTCATATTAAACTGATCTTCTACTGACGACATATTTAAACCCTCCTTTATCTTTATAATTACCAAAATGTTCAGCTAGCGTATTTTAGCTTCTTACATTTTAATAACAAAAATGTTATTTCCATATATTTCGTAAGGAGGCTGGTTAATTATGGTTTTTAAAGACAAAGCAGAACGTCAAAAGTTAAAAGATCAAAAAGAATTAGACGAGTACAATAAACGACAGGAAAGATACGATGATAAGATTAGAGATGCAAAACAAAAAAGCGATTTTAAAACAATGCTTGCAAAACTAAAATTTGAAACGTATACTAAACGTTTGGTTGCTATCATTGTAGCAGTCGGATTAATTGATTTACAGTTGTCTTATATCTTAGCATTTATGAATAAAGATCAGATTGCTGAGACGTTAAGCGGACAGATTTGTACTACAATATTGGGTACTGCATTTATCTACATGATCAGAGCGTACTTTGACACCAAAGCAGAGCATAACAATAAAGCAGATGATAAGATGAGAAAACAGATGGATTCCAATATAGCAGATAAATTAAGCAATGTTGCGTATGAATCTGGATTGACTGACAGTATGGATTTATCCGAAATAATACCGGATGAACATCTTGAGGTAGAAGAGAATGAAAATGAGACATGCGGTTAAAATATATCAATGTAACAATTAAATAAATCTATTAAAGGAGGACTAATAAAATGGATCATCAGACATTTATGCTTATCCTTCAGCTCGCAGTGCTTGTGTGCACATGGGTGTATATTAAATTTGTTGCTCCCAATATCCCGAAGGATACAATCAATGAAGTTACATCCAAAGTAAATCTTATTGTTCAGTATGCAGATTCTTTCGTAGCGTGGGCAAAGCAGTTTATGAAGAGTTCTTCTGGAACTGAGAAAATGGAAGAAGTTGTAAAACAGCTTTCTAATATCGCGGAGAAATATGATATTGATATCTCTGAAGAGGAGATTCGTGCAATCGCTCAGAAAGCATACGACATGATGAAAGCTGAAGATAAGAGACTTGAAGCTGATACTGCATCACAGTTAGTTTCAGAAGTATCTGAAGTACGTGTAGCAGATGCATTGACAAAAGAAACAGAAACTACAGATACAGAATAAGTACATATATGAGGTATGGGTTAATTCCCATACCTCATAGAAATTGCGTCTGAAAACATTCTTATAAAATATTATAAATAAAGGAGGGCGAATATAATGAGTGCATTAAATACACCATTATCATATCATAGAGTAAATAAGATTCCTCTTGATGATTCAGAAGTCTTTACCTCCATGGCTAATTTGATGACTTATTGTAAATCAGGCGCATGGTATAATGGTCAGCGAGTTGCTGTGAATTTTAAGTATTATACTCAAACTTATACAATTCGTAATGGTACTCCGATTATTGATCTTCCAAATGGCAACGAATGGGTTGTTCGTACCGAGGGATCTGATAAATATGTTATGGTGTACTATCATAACACCGATGAAGTATATAGTATTTCTGATAAGTTTAGCGATGTAAGTAATCCATTTAAATTTATTTTTATGGATAGCATTGCTGCATTTGAAGATAGCGGCTATAGTTTTATTCTTGAGGTTGGTTCAACAAAGCATTCATGGACTCAGCAAAACAATCCAATTGATGAACAGGTTACCATTACAAAGAATGGTACTTCTGTTAATAAAATCTCAAAAGCTCCTAGCAGCACCAACGGGTATATCGAAACAAATGTCTCTAATATCTTTCTTATGCCTAGATCAACTAACAGTAATATTATGAGGCTATATGTAAAAGCAACGAAATACTTGAAAGAGGTGATGTAAATGGCTGATTTTAATCTTGGAATGTTTAGGCCTAAGCCTAGAGGGGTATTTAATTCCACCACAAGTTATCGTTATCTTGACTTAGTATCATATAATGGTAGTGGGTATATCTGCTGCAATGAAGATACAATTGATGGAATTGCATGTATTGGTGTTCTTCCTGAGGGACAATCAAATTCTGAGCTGTATTGGATGTGCATTGCTAGCAAAGGCGATGAAGGAGCTGCAGCATCTTCATATCCATCATTCATTACAGTATTGGATAACTTATGGAATTATGAAAAGTCAGATAAGATTATCGTACCAGAAAATGCTGAAGATGGAACGTTAGATATTACTAATGTATACGATGGATGCTGTGGTATTATTATCTCTAAAAAAGATCTTAGTTTACCTGGAAATAGCGATTATTCTGTGGATTTTAATTATGTAACTGCTGGAACTAATCAGTATTATATGTACTCATTCATATACGCTGATCTTGATACTGGAAGTAAATTCATATGGAATAGGACGGTAATTAACCAATGAGCAATTTTATGCCGATATTACATCAAATTCACAGAATGAATCATACCAAGTATAATCGTGTATGTAAATTATCATCTGCTCATACCATTGGGCAGAGCATTACAAAGCAGCTTACGTATACAAAAGATACAGTAATAACCAATTTAAATGCTGGGATCTATACAGCATCTATAAACGGTAAAACGTATGTGTTTGATTTATTTAAATCGTTATCTGGAAGTGATCGTCTTGTTATTCATGATGCTAATAACGCATATATAATTATCAATGAAGAAAAATTTATTATCAATCTATATGAGCTTATTGGTAGAAATGATATGAGTAATCAATATCAGCTTAATAATACATTGAATGATGCAATTGATATTATTATGGTTGATGGATTAACAGACGTCGTTTACGCTAACGGCAAATCAGAGCAGTCTATAGATTATCCAGCAAGCATCAACTCAATATCCTCTATAGGATTGACGGCTTCTCACGGTTCTAAATCAGAACCGTTAAATATTCTATTAAAGAATAATATAAAATCTTTACCAAATGGAATTAAAGATACGTTTATTATCAATGCGGAACAACAGTATCATCATATTATTTTCCGTATTGGTCGTACTATCTTAAGTGGTAGTGAAAAGTGGGAAGTTATGGAATCAATGAGCAATGATAAGTATACAGTTTTTAAATGTACAGATTCTAATGTAAAAGCAGAAAATTCTGCAAATAATTTACATTGTTCTCATTTTGTAACGAAGCAGTGCTCTGAGTTAGTAAAGACTTCGAATGCTTATAATGGTATATCTACATTATATGGATCATATGGAAATGGATTCTTCTTAAAGATTTCAACAGATATTGTTGGTGCGTCTGTAGAAGAATTATCAACGTGGTTAAATGCAAAATTAACATCTGAAAATCCAATCATTGTGGAATATCCATTGGCTGACTTTCGATATAAAACTGTTTTGCTTGATGAATATCATGTAAAAACATACTTTCCATCTACTACTTTATCAATTGATAAAGATTACGATATTTCATATTTTTATAAATCTCTAAATATTATTTAAGCAAGGAGGTGGGATTTAAATGGCTCATTTAAATAATACCATGGTCCATGGTCTGCTTGATGTAACAGAGCAAATTGTTTTAAGAGAAGAAAAATATAATGTGGCTAAATATAGTAACGGATTATTACTTGGAGAGGATACAATCGCAACCAATTTAGTTGGTAAAGGAATTACATTAACTTCCTCTGATGCTATTAATCTGCTTGCTTCAGCGGCTGTATTATTACAGTCGTCTAAAGAAACTATTACCATCAACGCTAGCTCTAAAGGAATTACAATAACTGCTAAAACAGATATTACAGAATCAGCAGATGGTGCTGTAAAGATTACTGGAGCTACTGGAGCGACTATAACTGGTAATGGGACAACTGGAGTAAAGCTTGATGGAACAAGACTCTGTATCCCAGCTGTAAGTTATGGAACTGGAGAACCTCCTACATCTGGAGCTCAGACTGGCCAGGTTTATTTTAAAATAATTTCTTAAATAGGGAGCCAACAGGTTATCTGTTGGCTTTAACCTTTTGATTTTATAGGAGGTGAGTTTTATGTCTGCAACGTCTGGAAATATAAATAGCGCTACATCATTTACATGGACTCATACGGGTCCACATTTTGATGTAACATTAACCTTTAATAGCGACCATACACAATATAAAGTGTCATTGACTAAAGGATCTGGTTGGGTCGATGGAACTTCAACGTTTGGTTATCAGTTTCTTGTAGCTACACAAGCAACATCTGTAGTTTTTGACGGCGGCGATGGTTATTCTGGCGGTAGCGGTATTATTCTTCATTATGTAGGTAATAATAATCCAAGCACATTTACAGGGGCTAGTACAGGATGGTTATCAGTACCATCTGGAATAACATCATTTAGCTTGTACGCAATGTGTCAGGCTCCAAACTGTACCAATGGTACTCAACCAGCGAATGGAGAATCTGGAAATTCTGGAACATTTCCAGCTATATTTAATATTTCTGGATTCTACCAATCACCATCAAATTTAGAAGGAACAAAAGTAGGTGCATCTGGTACCACTGTAAGTTTTGGTTTTTCATGGACAAATGGCACCAAAACAGCAACATTAAGTGCTGCATTATATCATGGAGATGATATGGTGTCTGGCTCCAGCAAAACGACAACAAGTAATAATACTACATTAAAGTGGACTGGGTTAAGTCCTAATACGTCATATCATGTACGTTATACTCTATCAGATGGAACAACGACATTAGCAGATTCTAGAGGATATTACAGATTATATCTTAGAACTTACGGAACAGAAATAAGCGATCCGACAACAACTCTAGATACTGCAAGTTTTACATTAACTGAATATAACGACGATGCACTATCAGCAGTAAAAATAACTTACTATGTAAAGAGCGGTAATACAACAGTAAAATCGTCAACTGATGTTAGTTCAGGTACTACAGTTAATTTAACTGGATTGTCACCAAGTACAAGTTATACTATTACCGCATACTGTAAAGGAATTTATAGTAGTGGTACCTCACTAGATACAACAGTAACGAAAACATTTACAACTAAAGCAGCTGCTTCAGGATTTGGCATAGAAGTGACAAATATTACCGGAGAAACCATTACGGTTAAAGCCACATGGACTGATAGTGAAGTTTCAGAAAGTATTGTTGCAAGTATAACAATAAATGGAGTTAAAAAAGAAATTACTTCATCTAATGGTACTAAGACTTGGGAAAATCTATCGCACGGAACGAGTTATTCGATATCGGCATCATGTAGTGGATCTAAATCTGGTTCTATCGGAACTGAATCCAAAACTATAACAACTTATGGAGCTACGATCGGCGGCGTTTCGAATACAACCAAGACGGCAACTATCGCTTCATTTGGTTATGTTAAAGATGATGATTGGGTTGCTCCAACCCAAATGCAGTATACTGTATATGATAGCAGTGGTTCAACTATCGTACAGTCAGCCCAAGTAGTATCCGTAGATGATACCAATATTGCAATCACTGGATTATCTCCAAATACATCATACAAGATTAAGTATTGGTTAGGTTCACCGACAGATACTGAAGAATGGGTTAGTTTTACAACCGGTCAAGGTGTACGTGATTTATCCTTATCTGTAATTAATACTACTGGAGAAACTATTACTATTCAAGGCACTTGGTCTGATGATGGCTATGGTGGCAATGCTACATGTACGGTATCATTAGGATGGTATTCACAAACAATTGCTTATAGTGGTGGTACTGTAACATTTACCGGATTATCCAGAGGCTCATACTATTCTGCGAGTGGTATGGTAACAGATGCTGAAAACAATTCCTCGTCAGATACATGTAGCGGAAGAACATATAAAGTCTACATCTCGTTAGGCAAAGTAACAACTCATACGCAAGTTATTTCATCTTTTGATATTACCAATGGATCAATGGGTGATAAGAGCGATTCTATACGTTATCGTTATAAAGCATTATCAGATTATTCATATAGCTGGGAATATACTGGATATATAAATAGCTCTGATACCATTACAGGACTATCTCCAGGAACAACATACGTTATAGAATATTATATTTCTGGAGTAGAATATGGTGGAAGTAATGATACTGTAGAAACAATACAGTTTACAACACAATCATCATTCTCTGATCTTACGATAAACGTTAAAGATGTTACCGGTACTACAATCTCAACAGAGATAACATGGGACGTCGGAGGTTCAACTGGAGTTATTGCTACTGTAATATGTAATGGGGTATCTAAATCGGTATCTAATTCTGGAGACATTATTAAATTTACAGGATTGACTACTGGATATACGTATAATATTACATGTACTGCAAAGGATGATGAATCAAATACAGAAACTGCAGATACAAGATCTGTTGAAACGTATAAAGTACAAATAACGTTATCGGATACTTCAACGAAAGCGTTATTGTTTAACGTTAAGATTTGTAACGGAGAGACTAAATCGAAAGATACAGTTTATGCTCTGACTGGTACGAATACATCAAGAGAAACCACTATAACGCCTCCGAAAGATATTACAGAAGATAATCTACCTCACAATATAACGTTTACAATATCAGCATGGATTAAAGATATGGTAGATCAAAATAACAATATTGACACGAAAGTTTCCATTACAGTATCTACCAAGTTGCTTGGTGTTGATAATATTGCATTTGCAACCCATCAGCATAGTATTGATACGACATGGCAAGCAACAGCGAATGGAGATACTTATAATAAATGCCAAATTACAAATACTGATATTGCGTTTGATTTAGCATTATGCTCAAACAAAGGAGTTGCTAAAGATGAATATCAAACTCCATCGTTAAATGGTAATTGTTCTGGATCATATCCTAAGCTTGTATCGTCAGGTCTTGATTATTATGCTTATTATGAAATTACTTGCACGATAACGGATGGATATAACAAAGTTTCTAAGACAGTAACATATAGAACCACTTTCCCATATGCTCGTATTGATACTGGTACTGAGTTTAAGAAAGCAATGCCATACATATATGATGGTTCTAAATGGGTATTAGCTCCGGCATTTGTTCGTGATACTGCATGGTATGAAAGTAATGGAGAATAAACTCATGTAATCTATAAGGGCAAACATTAGAGTAAATTAATAACACCACACTGGGAGGCATTGACCATGAAAGAAATACCATTTCCTATACTTTTATTTATTCTAGTTGCCCTTATAGTATTTTTTGTTACTGGATTATTCGTTTTGTTTTTTGTTGTACGTAGGATGGAAAATAATCACTATAATGCAATGCAAGAACAGTATGCGGATTTTAAGAAACATATCGAGAATCAGAATAAAGCATTTACAGAATCAATAACGAAAACTATTGCTGATCAACAACAATCCTTATCTAATTATCAGCATTTAGAAAAGAATTTGTTTAATACATTTATCAAATTACGCTCTGCAATTAAAGAGAATTGCACCGCAACTATGAATGATATTAACGCGTCTAGATTAGCAATATATTTATTCCATAATGGGACTTGTTCTACTCATGGAATTAGTTTCTTTAAGATGTCTTGTATTTGCGAGAAAGTTGCAATTGGTAGTGGGATTCGAGAAAGATTAATTGATCATTCAAATATTCCGATTAATTTATTTGATGCTATGATTGATAAATTAATTACCAATGGTCGATATGTAATAATGAATGATGAAAATCTGGATACTTCAAGCCACAAAATATTCATCTCATCAGATAAGATCAAGTATGCTCAGTGTACAGCTATCTTTGATAATAACAATAATATTTTAGGATTTGTATTAGCAGAGATGGACCATCCATATGACAGAAAGACTGCACTAGATGAGAATGAGAAAATGATGAATCTTGTATCACAGTTAGTTCCAATCCTATCATACTCAGATTATGTAAATACAACAATTGAAGCCACTAAGCAGCATGAGTAATTCTCATGCTGCTAGAGGTTTGCTAAGTATCAATAATTTGACATTTGAATAAAAATACAATAGAGGAGGAAAATGAAATGTCTACCGTATATGACGTAAAAATAGAAGACGCTCAAACAAGTGAAGATTCTCAGTTAGCGAGTGTTGCATTTGTAAAAGAAGTAGCAAAGTCAATAATGGATAATTTAATAGCTCATGCAAATAACGTAAATACAGCACATACTCCAGAATATATTGATTCTGTATCTGATATCTCATATCCACAAACAACAAGTAAAGATTTAGATGTCGGTTTAGCAGAATTACCAACTATCAAAGCAATAGATATTGAAACAGATAGTACACATCAGTTCATATCTGATACCGTATTGAATATCTTGAAGAGTAAACCATCTAATATTGATTTGAGTGTGGCAATGGATGATGTTCGTAACGAGCTTAAAGCAACCATAAATAATACATATGAAAAACTTATCAATACTCCAGATGCATTACAGAAGCTCCATGATATTTCTTATATTCTTCAGGAGGATGCTTCATTACAGACTTTGATGAATCTGTTAGCATCGAAAGCAACAGCAGAAGAGTTAGCAACCCATATGAATTCTGTCTACCATTTAAGTTCTAATGATAGAAAAGCATTAAATCTTCTTCTTAGATTTATTAAAGAGGGTTGCGCTGATTGGGATGCTGATAAAGATGCACCAAATTATATTCGAAATAAACCATCAGCTCTTCCAGCAGATGGTGGTAATGCAGATACTGTAAAGGGATATGAAATAGATTCTCTGTTAAACAGAAGACATGAAGATTTTATCATCGGTGCAGAGGGTTATGGATATGAAGAAAGTGAAGTAGATAGTTTTGTATCATCCGATTCCAGTAATGTTAATGAAGCGTTTGCATTAATTCCAGATGGTAAAACATATTTACGTGCCGGAGTTTATATTTTAAAATCTCTTATCTTATCTGGAGATTCTTATACTAAATATTTAATTGGAGATGGTTCAAGAACAATCTTAAATACGAAGACAATCATCTTAAATTCTAATATTTATTTAAGAGATTTTATAATTGCTAACTCAAACGTACGTATTAGGTCGGATTGCAACCTCGATAATATCCAATTTGCAAATTGTAACGTAATCATGGACGAATCCACTGGGTCATCCATAAAAAACTGTACATTCGATGCTGATTGTACATTTGAATGGAATGGAAGATGCCAGAATAATATACTGGTATATAACCGTATTCTTGCAACTTTCTCAAATTGGAATTATATCGGTGGCGGTAATATCATAAAAGATAATATTGGAGCATAAAAGAATCCAGCAGGATCAATTGATCCTGCTGGTATTTGTATCTAATTCATTCAGATAAATAGTTACATTATTTACATACTTCATATCACAATAGATTGCAATAACTGTACGGTTTACAGTAATCGGATCTGTTGTTTTACAAATCATCTTACCCCAATCCATTTCATATTTCATATTAACGCCTTCATTATAGATTCCAAAGTTTATAAATGCCGCTGGAGACACACCGATTCGTTGTGTATAATCAATAATCTTACCAAGATCTGTCCCACGGAAGTATTCTTTTAATGGAATCTCTAATGGTTTATTTACATCTTCATCATCAACCTCATATTCCGTATGAGTTAAGTAAGCCCAGTGGTTCTCATCCTCTGTTGGTAACTCTGTTTTTATTACAGAAGATACAATAATCATCGGATCTAAGCATACTGGAGCATCATTGATATAATGCTGATCATGCTGAGAAAAGTATGTATAACAATATGGAGCTGTCATCTCTACTTCAACATTGAAATCCACTGTATAGTTTGTAGTCGTTGTATCTTGCCGATCGCCATCATCAAATGTAGGCATTTCTGATTTAATATGAGCAACACAATTTGGTACTTTGATAAAATACTCTGAATTTCCAGTAGAGCATCTTAATTTATAGATAAATGGAATTAGAGAATAAGAGTTTAGATATTGTAACATCTTTACAGAGTCTACAGGATTTCCGGCTTGATCTAATTCCATTGCATTATCAAAAGCAATCTGAGAAATAATCGCCTTTGGTACATGAATATCTAGTGTAAGATTGCAAGTTTCTGTATATCCGGCACGATGTTTTAATTTGATAAACTCTACCATATCTAGCTGTTCCGCTCTTGTATTTAATCGCATCTTATATGTAAAATTCATCTTAACCGTTTTAAATAACAGCTGTAAATGTAATCCTCTATTATCCCTAATATCATTGAAGAACGTTCCTTCGATTTTAGAACGTCTCATAAGCATTGGAATCTCTGGACTTGAATCAATCCAATCTCTATTATGAGTCATATCAATTACTGGAATGATTGCCAGTAAAGGATTTGCTTTCTTCATCTGCTGATTAATCTGTGAAAACTTGCGGAATTCATCAAAACTATGTGTTCCATCCACATAGATAGAATTAAAGAACCCTTCACGGAACCTACCCAAAAACCAATCTCTAGCGAATTCTACACATACTGCATAGGATTGATGCTGAGATGGCAAAACAACGCTAGACCTCATCAATCTTGGAGTTTTTGATCTATATATATCAGATGGATTTACTGGACGTAATCTATCTTTTGACACAATACCAAAGCTCATTATAGTTCCTCCCTTCATAAGTTTAATTATATGCATGTCGAAGCTAAAAAATAAAAGAGAGGGTGGATTTCTCCACCCTCCTTCGGTATACTACTTAGCGCATTCAAATACGTACTTCTGTTTACTGTCTGGATATTTGATTTTATCCACCTCAGCCATAAAATCATCATAATCTCTCTGGAATGCGATAGGTTCTCCGTCTGCATTAGTAACCTTATAAGTTGGAACGTAGATAACAACCTTTTTGACAGTATCGTTATTACTACAATCCATGACGTTGCAAATCATAAAGATTTTGTATCTTTTTGTGTCTGATTTGAAATGAGTTACAGTCATTCCAACTTGCAATCTGCCATACATGATCAATTCCTCCCTATTCGTTAGTCGGCATACTAACAACACTGATTCTGTTACTAGCATTCTCTAAGATTTCCCAGTACATTCCGATTCTATTATCGAGCTTATCATTCAGTACTTCTTCATTTGCTACAAGATAGTACCAAAATAAATCTGGGAATTCATTGTCTTGTTCTACAAGTCTAATCGTAGCAGTTACAAGTACATCATCAGCTATACGATCTCTAACTGATACGATTGTTCCTACTGGTAATAAATTTGGCATTTTTATAACCTCCGTATAAGTTATCTTAATCGTCGATTTCCGGCATCTCCATACCAACAGCAGTACACATTTCTTTCAAATGAGTTTCTGTCATACGAGCTCTAGCCTGAGTCTGATATTCGAGAAGACTTCTAATTCCAAGATTGAAAATACTTGTAAGATAATCTGCAACTACATCGTTAGCACAACGCTCAACCTCGATCTGATCCACCATGCCTAATGTAAGATGACGTCTTTCATAATCTTTTTCTTTGTCATGTGGAATACAGAACATTGGTGGTGCAATATTAAGCACTGGACGTTCATCTACCGGTTTTGCGGCAATGCTTTCAGATGGTGTATCATCATGCTTTACAAAATGACCTCTACTACCATTACCCATGTCGATGTCAATATCTTCAAGACCGTAAATCACTGCATCATCCGGTAATGCTGCACAAAGGTTAATTAATTCTGTTGGTGTTGCTCCTCCATTTGGGATTGTTACTTCTGTTCTTTTTTTCATTTTAGCATCCTCCTAAGAATTTTTAATATTTATATCAATCAGTTGTCCTGCTTCAATTGATTCTGGATTGTCTTTCTTTACAAAATGACTATTTCCAATATCAGTAATAGCTTCAAGACCCTGAATGATCGTATCGTCTGGCAGCGCTGCACAAATATTAATTAATTCAGTTGGTGTTGCTCTGATTGGGGGTGTCACTTCTTTCTTCATTTTAGCATCCTCCTGGTATTATCTAATCCATATTCTGTAACATCTGAATCTTCTCAATCTGTTCTTGTGTATACTTATGAAGACTCTTCAATCCGTTTGCATTGATGATTGTATCTCTTGAATGAATAAAGTCTGCATTACAGCGTCCGTCATTTCTAGAGATAAACATCTGACGTGGACTGATAATCTCATTTGATAACCGAATGATATCTTGATTGAAAAGATATAAAATATTAAGTGCATCGCCATCGAAGTCTGCAGCAAGCGCTTTCAGAATTAACAATGATATCGACATAGTGAAATCCATATTGATTCCAATACATCTTACAAATAAGATACCGCCATATGCAATCGTAGGATTACGATTGATCCATAACGGAAGCCCTCCATCTGAATCCTTAATAAGACCATTGATGATATCATAACAGATTACATCATTTCCTGTGATTTGAGCTTTATACCATTTCTTATATGCTTCTGCATATGAGAAGTTATATGTCCTTACAAGAATATTGACAATAACCTGCTGGAGTAATTCCATTAATGCATGGAATGGTAAACGAATCTGATCTGCATTCAAGTCTACATCCTGCTTGATAACACTACGGCTTGAGAAGGAATATCTTCCGCCGATTGCTGAACGAATATCACCTTTCTTCTTTGCAAGAATCTCTTTAAGCTCCATATACACATCATTAAGCTGACACTGAATATCATACAGAAGCTGATACTTTTCTTTCTTCTTCTGGTCCATACGTAATTTATCACGATTACATTTATAAACTAACTGTGCAAGCATGTTAAACTGTTCATTACATGCCTCATAACGAAGAGAACCATTATCCAAACTTGACGGTCTAAGCAAACTACTGTATACTGCAATAGAATGTGTAAAGACAATATTTCTTTGCTGCATGATATCATCATAGTACATTTTCTTATTTGGATATTTCGCTAGATAGAAAGCCATGATTTCATCAAATCTTTCATAAAATTCTGGTAATCCAATACCCTTGAAAGGTTCATCCTTTTTAGTAGAAACAACTGGGATTTCTTTACCATTTGAATCCACCTGAATATCTGGTTCAATGATTCTGTTCAATTTGGTAGCACCAATAAATGCTTCCAATGTACGATAAATATTTGGATGAATAATCCAATACTTATCTTTCAGCTTAAGATATCCTACAATGGATACATCATCGCCGACAAATCGCACTCTCTCACCGCAGATATCACATATCTCTCCATGATTAATAGATCCTTTTTTCATACCGCATTTACAACGGTATCTTCCATTGAAAGAATCCACATCACTAATGGAGTTAGATCCATATCTGCTAGAGAAGATTCCATCTTGATTTTTAATGTCTTTCTTGATACCCTGAGGAGCAGAAATAATAAATCCTTTACCAGATTTAATATCTTGAACTCTCTGAGCATCCATATCAATTCTGACCAATTTTGTTTTATAGTCGAATGATTCGCTCTGTGGATATACTAATCGTATATTTGGTCCATCAGAGCCTTTGGTTGGTTCGTTGTTACTCATCTTTATTCCTCCCTTTGTATTATATCACATTATAAAACATTTCATCCTCCTTTTATATATCCTTATAATTGAATGTCATTGATACTATATTTATCAATTATTCTAGATTATAATATATAATCATTTGATATTTTAAGAATTTACAGTTGTATATTATATAAGTAAATAAAATAAAAATTGGAGGATTATAACCATGAAAACAATTAACTGTGAGCAACTTAAAGTTTTAGGAGATTATTTATTAAGTAATCCAAATATATATCCAAACTCATCTAATTTAGTTGAGGATGAAGAGTTTAAAGATATATCCAGATGGAGTTACGGATATCGGATTTTTGATTTGTTTTTATACCCAGATACATGGAAGGCACGCTTACTTATTCTCTATAACGGCAAAGATTTATATTTTAGAGGACAACATTATACCAATGCCAGTGGTTATATGTGGTTAGGGCCGTTAATCCCATTAACTTCAGATATTCTATTACAAGGCTATGAAATCACTGAAGAAGCAGCAGACTTCATGAAACAGTATTGTGGTATTGAGCTTTGAAAATAAGAATCCGGTAGGGCGATAAACCCTACCGGAATACTTTATTATTTTTTGTTTATTTTTTTACGTATAATCCACAATGGCATTCTCCGCTTTCCTGTTCTCTGAACTCCTTACACATACATTTATTCTCTGGAGTCTTCTGAATACGACACGGGCAATAACCATCATTTTCTTTAAGCTTCTGTTTAATCTCAGCTACTAATTCAGCATCGCTGTTTAATTTAATCATTGGTTAACATATCCTTTCTGCGTATTGATTGCTGGATGCCAAGTTTACTCCTAACATTTCATCATAATGAGATTCTTCATTAGTAATAAATCTTCCAAATTTTATGATAATATTTGTTTTTGCTTTGGATCTTATCTCTTCTACTTGATTGATAATCTCGTCTTTGTTATAACCGGTATAGATAACAATATCATCATCACATGCTTTACGGAATTCAAGAATAAGATTTAACAAATCATCATAATCGTCAAATGGTTCAAGTCCAGCAATTACAATAGAGCTTGTAAGATCATTATTGATATATCTTTTCACGAGTGATTCGCTAGGTATTTCAATACGTTTCTGTTTTACTAAATCTGAATTCTGGCATATATCTCCACCACATTTGAATGTGCAATTTGGAAATGCAATATACATGCACGGCTTCTTATAATTGATAAAATCTTCTTCAATTAACCCTACTATCTTCATTCTTTTAACATCTCCGCATAATCATACCATTTACGAGTATTGAATTCTCTGAATCTATCCTTAGAGTAAGCTCTTGTTGGTACAAGATATCCAACGATTCTTTGATATGTATCATATACTTCTTCACCACATACAGGACAATGATCTGTTCCAACGAATCCGTGATGATTTACACATTCATTGATTCTTGTATTGTATGCAAAGTAGATAACTCCAGACTGTGCAATCTTATTAAGATTATCCCATGCAGCGTCTGTATTCGGGAAATTAGACTCAAGATTAATATGAGCAATTGCTCCACCGGA